AAAAGCCTACATCAAGTCTTACGAATACATCAACAAAGTACAAGTACCCCTTAAATACAATTCAAAGTATGAACTATTTAATGAATCTATGTCTTCAAGATACACCATAGGTACCGCAGACAATACGGAATTTGGCAGATCAAAGACAATAACTAACTTACATTTATCAGAATTTGCTTTTTATAAACATCCTGAACTGTTGTTTGCCGGTGCTATGCAGGCAGTAGTCCCATCGGGAAGGGTGATAATTGAAACAACCGCTAACGGGTTTAATTTTTTTAAGGGCTTCTGGGATGATTGTGTGAAGGGGGGTAAACCTTTCAAGCCTCTTTTTTATCCGGCAAGTGATTTTTACACCCAAGAAGTATTAATACAAAAGAAAGCAGAACTTGGAAGATTCTTTGTTCAAGAATACCCTGACACATCAAACGAAGCATTTATTAAAGCAACGGGATTAGTTTATACCGATTTTGACACATCAAGGCATATCAAAGAATTACCCGACTTTAAACCTGTTTATTGGATTAGGGGATTAGACAGAGGTTACAGAAACCCTACAGCCGTTTGTTGGGTAGGAGTAGATAAAGATGACACTTGGTACCAGACTAAAGAACTGTACGAGGTGGAGCTTACTAATCCCCCCTTAGCAAGAAGACTATCTGATCTTCGGGGGGATATAGAGCTTGAATACTCGACTATGGATTCCGCACAAGCATCAGATATTAAAGACTTATCAGACTTGGGTGAAGACTTTGTACCAGTTAAGAAAGAGTCCGGCGAAAGCACAATAAACTATGTCAGATATAAGATACAAAAGTTTTCTGAAAGATTAAGGGCTAGTAAATACTTTGTTCATCCATCCTGCAAACACACAATAGAAGAATTTTTAGCTTATAGGTGGAAAGACAGATCAACACTATCCGACAGTGACACCAACCAACCCGAAGAACCTGAGAAGTCTAACGATCATATGATGGATGCACTTGCTGATTTAAACGCTATGTATTTCCACGATTATATTGAAAAGATTAAAAAGCCTTGGGAAGGTAAAATTCCCGGTACATTTATTCCACCCGCACAGGAAGAAATTGACAAGGAGACGAGTTTCTTTGAAGATAGACTTGATTCCGATTGGGATAGCGTATGAAAGACGATCCAAAGACAAAGTTTGAAGAAGATTTAAAAGCCTTCTTTCCTGATATATATAAATTAAACAATGTCGGGAAGTGGGATAAGTTCTTTTGGGATGTAATAACTCAAATGATAAGAATGGTTGATACAAACGGATCGGGGGAAATATATATAAGATACAACTCAGGCAAAATAGACAGTTTATATGTAAAAGAAAATATATTATTCGGTAGAAGCAAAGACCCCAACCTCTCCAAAACTAACGAATTTTGACAAAAAATATACTATCGTTATAAACTTAACTTGGTCTCATTAAAACGGGAAGCCTTACGGGGCTTCTTTTTTTGTGGCTGAAATATGGAATACATAATTGCAGGTTTAATGATATTGATGGTTGTCAAGGAATACTTTTCATATAAAGCGAACAAAGATATTTACGACAGGCTGATGAGTAGAAACTTCCAAGAATATAAAGACAACACCCAACAGGAGAAAAACCACCTTGAACCGGAAGAAGACGGAACTTCTGAAATTGAGGAGTCTAAGCAAGAAATAATATATGGCAAAGAAGAAGAGTGAAGACATAGAAGTTATACGGGCTAAGTTGCAGCGTGAGTGGAGTGTTGCCGAATCAAACCGCAAGGAGGTGGATTGGCAATGGTTTATGTATGATTTGTGGGTATCGGGCAATCACTATGCAAAGTGGGACAACAACACTCAACAGATAGTTACGAATGTCCGAGACAGAGGTAAAGTAAAAGTTGTAATTAATAAGATATATTCCACCTTACGGGCTGTAAGAAACTTCTCACTAAGAAACAAGCCAAGAGCTGAAGTAACGCCTTTTAATTTAACAGAAGAAAATATTGAAGAAGTAAACAAGCTAAACAAATACTTGGATTATCTTCACGATAAGTTATTCCTTAGAAGAAAGTTGAAAGCAGTAGTATGGAACGCCTTAAAATATTCAGCAGGTTTTTGGCAGGTATTGTGGGATGACCAAGCAGAAGATGGATTGGGTGAAATAGCCGTCAATATGGTTGATACTTATGATCTTTATTGGGATCCCGTAGCACGTGACCCCAACGAAGCAAGATATGTAATTTTAGCGGTAAGAAGAAACGTTGAAGATTTGAAGAACGACTCCAAGTATGACATCAAGGATATGAAGGGTGACGAACTTCTTTCGGCCTCCTCACTGAAAGCAAGACTTATGCAAGCGGAAAAGGGTATGCGGACTTTCGGTGAAGAAAGGTCTAATTCTACAGTTATTGTTAAAGAACACTGGTACAAAGAATTTGTTGATGAAGAAGTGGAGGGACCTGACGGAAAGCCAACCAAGATCAAGAAAGTAAAAATAATGATCGCTGCTATGGCGGGAGACAAGATAATAAGACAACCTGAAGATACAGGACTTACAAGATTTCCATTCTTTAGACTTCAAAGTGATGTCGAACCTCTTAGTATGTACGGTACTGGTTGGGTTAAAAACTTAATATCCCCCAATAGATTACTTGATAGATTAGAAAGCCAAGTTGCCGAGTATAACGACCTGATGAATAGGGGAAAGTGGGTTGCAGACAAAGGGTCGGGAGTAAGGGTAATAAATAACGAAAACGGACAGATCATAGAAAAGAAACGGGGATTTGAAGTCAACCAACAACCTATTGCCCCGATGTCAGCAGCTATATTCCAACAAATAGAAAACGTTAATAGGTATATTGAAGACTTGGGCGGATCGCACGATGCCTCACTCGGAAGAATACCAACAGGTGCTAATTCTGGAAACGCCATCGAAGCCTTGCAGGTGGGTGATTCTAATAATTTATCTGAGGTTATAGAAAACGTTGAGGAATTCTTAGAGGAAGTTTATGAACATATTTTAGCAGTAGCATCCAGTAAGTATCAGGTTGTCAGAAGGATAATACCTACAACTTCAACGGGTGAGAAAATATTCTTGGATGTTATCGGTGAAGAAGCTACAGATATGGCGCCGGAGGGTGCAACCGTCATTCACTCAAAGAACGCTGTTGATGTAAAGATAACATCTTGGATAGCACAAACAGCCGAGGCACGAAGAACCGTACTAAAAGAATTGTATCAGCTTCAGGCAATAGATCAGGAAACACTTTTGGAAGGTTATTCTATCGGATCAATATCTAATATTCTCAAGAAAAGTAAAGATGAAAGACGATTAAGAGCTGCTGAACAGATTGAAATAAACGCCGCACAAACAGGTGCCAATGCTCAAGCACAAGCTCAAGCACAACCCGCACAAGCTCAGGAAGGTAAAGTAGAAGCGATAGCGGCAATAAGGACTATTATAAATGGTGGTAAACCCCAACCGCCACAAAATCCTTCTCAGGAATTCTTACAGTATATTGATGCTTTCCTTTCAGCGCCGGAAGCCAAGTCTTTACCAAAAGAATTACTACAGAAAGTTATGGTTTATAGGGATCAGATAGTACAGATGGGGGGTCAAACTCAACAGTGAATTTTAGTATGGGGTGTTGATTCGGGCAGGCTCAACATTCCCTACTAGGATTCAGCGCCGTCCTAGACCAATCTATGTTTTGTCGTTGGCATACAACGTAAAAAATGTAGAACATACAGAAAGGGGGTGATTTGAATGAACAAATCACAGGGCGAGGATGTAACGCTTACAGATTCAACATCTGAAGCGACAGTAGAAACCGATACTACCGACACTTCATCCAGTGTAGAAGAAACGGCTCAGGGTTCGGAGGAGTCCTCTAGCGCAGAGGGTACTGATGAATCAGAGAAAAGCGTTCCTTACTCACGATTCAGGGAAGTGAACGAAAAAGCCAGAAGAGCGGACGAACTTGAAGCAAGGATTAAAGAGCTTGAAGGAAAAGCTGTACCGGCTGGGGTTGATCCTCAGAAGGAGCAGATCAAACAAGCACTTAGACCAATTCTTGATGAATTAGGTTATGTCAGCAAAGAGGCTCTTGAACGTCAAAAGGAAGATGAGTTTGTAAAAGGTGAATTAACTCGATTAGAGGATAAGTATAACGGTAAAGACGGACGACCAAAATTCGACCGCAACGCAGTTGTTAAATTTGCGATGCAAAAGAGAATTGGCGACATCGAAACCGCATACGAAAAATTACACCAACAAGAAATTATCAACTGGCACGTTAAAGAGGCGATTGCTAAATCCAGAGGTATCAAGACCGAGACTTCTGACGGTTCGGGATCATCGGAATCAGGTGTTACAAACGATGACCTGAAAGATGCAGTTGCGAAAGGCGATAAAAACGCACTTCGTACCTACATTAAAAGGATCATTAGATCCTAACCGTAACAAAAAAGATTTGGGGGTGAATTAATTTATGTCACAAACATACGCAGTAAAAACATACGAACAGGTTGGTGAAAGAGAAGACCTTACAAGTATTATCTCAACGATAACCTTGCACGAAACTCCTCTTTTTTCCGGCTTGGAACACGTAAAGGCCAGTGGAACTTATCACGAATGGCAAACAGACTCTCTGACGACAGGAAGCGCCAACAATCAAATTGAAGGTGCTGACTTCTCGTTTGCTCTTGCAGCGTCAAGAACAAGGACTGGGAACTACACTCAAATCTTTACAAAAGCTATTGAGGTATCTGAAACTATCAGAGCAGTCTCTGTTGCAGGTCTTGAAGATGAATACGCCTATCAAATGGAGAAGAAGATGAAGGAAATTGCTACCGATGTTGAGAAAGCTCTCATCACCGCAACAGCAAATTCCGGAGCTTCCGGAACAGCACGTAGGTTAAAAGGTATTCTTTCTTGGCTTACAGCCTATGTTGAATCTGGATCAGGTACAGGAACTCAAGCTCTTACCGAAGCACTGTATAACAGTATGCTTGCGGAGATTTGGGGAAATGGTGGAAGACCGGATGCAACATACGTAAACGGATGGCAAAAGAGAAAGATTAGTGCTTTCGCAACTTCAAATACAAGATATTTGGAGGTAGATAGCGAGGCTAAACTTATCAACAAAGTATCTGTTTACGAGTCGGACTTTGGTGTACAACGAATCTTGCTTGACTCATTTATGAGTACGGATACGATCGCAGTACTTCAAAGAGATATGTGGAAAGTGGCTATCCTTAGAGGTATCTCTCAAGTAGATGTAGCGAAAGTTGCAGATTCTAAGAGGGGTGCGCTTGTAGGTGAACTAACACTTGAAGCAAAAAATGCGGCATCATCTGGAAAGATAATCCAGTTGACGACCAGCTAAACGGACTAGCATATAAGTCTATAACTCAATATGCAGGGGGGGATTGAATTCCCCCCCTTTATTTGTTAATATAGATTGTCTCAAGATAGTGACCCTTTCGAGGGTCTTTTTTTATGGCTCGTATTGCCCAAAAGCCTCAAAAACTTATAGATCAGTTTGCCGTTGTTGACGACCAAAAGTTAAGAATGTCTTTAATTGCTCTTGCCGACAAGATAGACCAAAAGGCAAGGGAGATAATTTACAGAACTTACAACGATCCAGAGATAGCTTCAATTTATCGGGGAATAAGAAACTTAAATGTTTACCAGCACGGTGGAAAAACCAAGGTTCATAGAAAGATCATCGAATTTCCGAATATGTATGTGGATATGTTTGTTGATACGGTATTGACAGCCATTTATGGTAAAGACTGGCTAAAGAATAAGAAAGCATTGAGGCACGAGTTGGTTAAACCGTGGCACGTAGTAAACCACCTATGAAAGAAACTTGTAAAGACTGTAAAAACACAAAGTGCGAACAAATAAGAGAGGATGTTGTTTTAAAGAAAATTGCAGGTAAATCACCTGAGTTATTTGTTGGAACGATACAGAAGTGTCCTTTAAAGAAAAAAGAAGAATACCACGGGGAGGGAATAGCGTGAGAGTATTAATTTCAGGTGGGACGGGATCGCTTGGAACACATCTTGCTAAAAGACTTGAGGATGTAACCATTCTATCAAGAGACGAGTACAAGCAACGGAAGATGATGTCTGAAGTCAAAGCCCATTATATCGTTGGTGATGTCAGGGACAAAGATGTATTAATTAAAGCCTTCAGAGGAATAGATGTAGTTATTCATACTGCAGCTATGAAACACGTCCCCGTAGGTGAAGAACAACCCGAAGAAACGATAATGACTAATGTTATCGGAACAATGAATGTAATTAATGCCTGTAAAGTGAACAATGTCAAAAAATGTATCTTAACTTCAACCGACAAGGGTTGTCACCCTGTTAATTTATACGGTGCTACAAAACTATGCGGTGAGAAGTTAATGACAGCCGCAAATCAGAACTCTGAGTGTAAATTCGCTTCAGTAAGATATGGGAATGTTATCGGATCAAGAGGTTCAATTATTGAAACAATTTTAAAAGATAAACCAAAGGAATTAAATGTTACGGACGAAAGAATGACGAGATACTGGCTGACTTTGGATCAGGCTTGCAATCTTATTTTCAGAGCCTTAGAAGAAATGAAGGGCGGAGAGGTGTTTATACCCAAAATTCCTTCAATGAGAATAGTTGATATGTTTAAAGCTCTGGCGCCTGATATAAAACTTAATGTGACAGGTATGCGACCGGGGGAGAAATTACACGAATCCTTAATAAGTAAAGACGAATCCATCCACACAAAAGAATACCAATATCACTATGTAATTGAACCCGAATTACTTGGTGTTACTTATACGGACAGGATATTTGAATACACCTCTGAAAACGCCAAAAGACTTACAAAGGAAGAATTTTTAAAGATGATATGAGTGAGAGAATCCTATGGTTGGGGGGAAACCAGCCAAGACACCTATATTACGCCAATAAGATAGTCGAGACTTTTCCTATGGTGGGGGGGATTATGCAGTTAAGGGGTGATTCTATTAAAGAGCCTGAAGGATTATCACCCGTTGATAGTGCGAACTGGCGACAGCATTTTGAAGAAAGAGCCGATGCCGAAAAAAAATACTTCGGTGAACAAAAACCACCCGATATACCCATTTTAAAAGTTGATAAAGATACCTTAAATGATATTGATGCGGTCAATTTTGTTAAGAAAGTCAAACCTGATATGGCTATTGTATTCGGGACGGGTATGATCCGACCCCCACTTGTTTACGCACTACCGCTTCGCACAATTAACCTTCACTTGGGTCTATCACCTAGATATAGGGGTGCTGCAACCTTATTCTGGCCTTTTTACTTCTTAGAACCTAATTGGGCGGGTACTACATTTCATTTCATTCAGGATTCCCCTGATGCCGGAGACATAATTCATCAGGTTGTACCACAACTTGAAAGGGGTGATGGGATACACGATGTAGCCTGCAAAGCCGTCTTAGAATCAACCAAGGAGGCCATAGCACTATTTAAAATGGATGGGTGGGAATTATTCAAGCAAAAACCTGAAGCTGGTAAGAACTTTTTAGAGTCGGACTTCCAACCCAAACATTTAAGGGTGATTTACCAGACCTTTAATAACAACATTGTTGATTATTACCTTGATGGAAAGATAACACCAAAAGAACCAAAACTAAAAAGACAAAATATATGAAGGTCGCAATATATAACTTTAACAATATATTAGATGAACTTTATAAAGCAGTTAGAGATCGTGGTGACTATGTATCCGATTGGCAACAAGCCGATACCTTGGTTGTTTGGCAGGATGCTGTTGGGGTTTTATCAACCATGTGCCGGCAGGCCAAAGAGATGGGGAAAAAGGTTGTTGTAGCCGAACACGGACTTTTAAGTATCAATGACTATATTCCACCGCTTTCCAAACCTTTAATAGGTGATGTATTTATGGCTTGGGGACAAGAGACAAAAGATTGGCTTATAGATGCAAATATCCCCGAAGATGTGGTAACTATTACAGGTACGACCATATTTAGCAGTATGGGTAAGAGAGTGCCACACGAGGAAAAAAGAGTTTTATTTGCTCCTAGACATTGGCATACCGATATCCCCGAAAATATATTGGTTGCCAAAATGTTAAAAACTTATGACAAGGCTTATGTTTATTCAAAAATAATATTGGGGGAACACGATCCTTTTGAATATCCGAACCCAATAATGTCGGAGCGGGACAAGAACAATCACATAAAGCTGTGTTATGAGGCTTTAAAACACGCTGACGTTGTTGTTGGAATTGGTGAAGGAACTTTTGCAGCACTTTGCTACTGGATGGACATTCCTTATATATCAGTTGATCTGTGGCACCCGAAAGAACTTCTGGGGAAAGTTTATACAAAAGAGGATTTTTTTGCGCAGGTATCAACAGCCTGTAAGATAGTTAGATTGAAAAAACTTCTTGAAGTTATTGATTATGAACTGGAACATCCCGAAAGTATGGCGGAATTTAGAAGATGTTTTGTTCAGGATTATCTTGATGGTGGTGATCCGAAACTTGCGCTGGAAAAACAATTAGAGGTTATATATGGCTGATATATTAGAAATCGGTTGCGGACCGAAAGACAGACAAATTAAGGAAGCGGATGGAATCGACTTAATAGACTTCGGTCAAAAGTATGTAGGGGATTTTATGACTTATAAATTTCCCAAGAAGTACGATATTATCTTTTGTCATCATGTTATCGAACACATACCTGACACAGTAGCTTTTTTTAATAAGGTGGGTGATGTATTAAAAACAAGCGGATTGATTGATATACGGGTACCTACTTATCCGAGTGAGTTTGCTTTTATTGATCCGACACACGTTAAGTTTATACCAGGACCCGTTTTCTTTTTTTACTTCACGAAAGATAGTCCGGCAGGACATTTTTATTCAAAGAAGGAATTTGAGATTACAAAAGTTGAAAGGGATCGATATGAATGGGAATTACATATATGTCTAAAATTGAAATAAAACCGATACGCATCATGTCTACCCCTGTGGATTCCGGTGGATGCGGTTGGTATAGGATAAGGCAACCTTTTGAGATGATACAAAGGTTTACAAATTCCGATACACACGTTATTGACCAGCAGAAGGATGATATGGTGGAAGTATCTAAAGCAATGCAAATGGCAAATATTTTAGTAACGAGACCTGGCGGAGAAATAGGAATAAAACAAATCCTTTCAATGCCTGAATACATCGGCAAATCGTGGGCGTTAGATATTGACGATAACACGGAACTAATAAGTCCTTATTCCAATCACTACGAAGAATACGGCACTAAAGAAGTTAAACACAATGGTAAAGACTTATGGAAGGACGGAGTGGGGGGGTTTAGTATCGAGAAGAATAAGAAACGATTAGCAGACCATATATGGGGTTTAAAAAATGCAAACTTGGTTACTGTAACAACTAATAGGTTAAAAGAATACGCAAGCCAGTACAATAAAAATGTAGCTGTACTACCAAACTGCATAAACTTCGAGAATTGGTGGAAATTAGACCTAATGCCAAACCAGCAGTTAAGAGTTGGGTGGAGCGGTGGATCAAGTCACTATGAGGACCTGTATTCAATCAGAGAGCCTTTAAATAAACTTATGCGGGAATTCCAATTTAAATTTGTTTATTTCGGACACGGATTCCCGGGAATAATAGACGAAGATAACAAACATTTGCTTGAAAGCCATTCGTGGGTGCCATTTGAGGGTCATTCATTCAGAAGTATGTGTATGGCTTTGGATATTGCGATAATTCCATTAGATGATTTGAAATTCAATCAGTATAAAAGTTCTATAAAGTGGTATGAAATGTCAGCTATGGGCGTGCCTTCGGTAGTCAAAAACATTCTTCCTTATTCCGAGAATATAACAGACAGCAACTCGATGCGTTATAGAACTGAAAAAGAATTCTATGACGCACTTAAAACACTTCTTCTAATGCCTGACAAACGTCTGGAGATCGGGGGAAATGCTTACAGTTATGTACTTGCCAACAGAGACGCAAAAGTATGGGCTGACAAATGGGTTAATGCTTATAGGGAGACCGTCCTAAATTGACAACTATTAAATTAGCTGATAATCTTTAATTGTTCTCATTTTTAGGGACGGATAAAACCGTTCCTTTTTTAATGGCGGAAGGGGGTGAAACTAATGAAGAAAGCAATAGAAGCAGTTAACGTAGCAGGATTTTACAGACTTAAAGTTGTTGACCACGCTGACGGAAAGAAAAAAGTTGTCGGTGATTCCGGATGGTGCAAAAACCTTGTAACCAATTTGGGTTTCCAACACTACATAATTGAACCAGCAGCAGCAATATCAGGATCAAGCCAAGTATCTTACTTTGCGCTTGGAACAGGTACGGCTCCAGGAGCGACAGCAACATCTCTTGATGCAGAACTGGGAGATGCAGCAGCCTGTAGGTTCACAATGACGCCTTCCGTAGTTTCATCCAAGACTTTACAGATGGTTGGAACTTTAGCCTCAAATGTTGTTACAGCAAACCGCACGATTCAAAATATCGGTGTATTTGCAGTATCGTCAACGGGGTTGGGAAGTATCCTTTGTGGAAACACCTATGCTACAAGCCAATTGCAGACGAATCAGAGCGTGAACGTAACCTATCAATTACGCTTTGCAACAGCTTAACTTTAAAAACGTTGCCACTTATGAGCTTTTGGGATTTACGGCAACGTTACCCAAAAGTTCATCAGTTTTATGAAGAAGATTAAAGAGTTGCTTAAAGGCAGAGAGCATATAAATATCAACTTGGGTTGTGGAGATACACCCCAATATGGTTTTATAAATGTTGATTTACAGGATTTCCCCGGAGTGGATGTTGTACACGACCTTGAAGTTTTCCCCTGGCCATTCCCCGATAACTGCGCTGACTTATTGGTTGCCTCTCAGCTTGTAGAACATATCGATCCCCACAAAGGCGTATTTATTAACTTTATGGATGAGGCGTGGAGAATATTAAAACCAAGGGGACAATTTATGATAGCAACTCCTTATGCCGGTTCGGTAGGCTATTTTCAAGACCCCACACACTGTAACCCCTGTAATGAATATACTTGGGAATACTTTGATCCGTTCGGGCAACTATCCGGTGGGAAAATGTACGAGAATTACCGACCAAAGCCTTGGAAGATAGTGGAGAGTTCCTGGTATCAGAACGGTAATCTGGAGGTTGTTTTAGAAAAAAGGTTGGACGATAAGTCGTTCCATCCTTATCAAATATATGGCAAAAAATAACTTGAACTTGGGATGTGGAATCTGGCTTCGAAAGGGGTTTATCAATGTCGATAACTTTATTGACTTTGAGAAGTTGTTGAAGAAAGAAGGACCATACAAATACGCAAAAATTGAAAAAGGTGCGAAGTGGGTCAAGGCGGATATAAAGAATATGCCTTTTCCCGACAATTACGCAGACTATGTGGAGATGATGAATACCATCGAGCATTTTCCTATGTATCAGATGGTTGAATACCTAAAAGAGATATATAGAGTAATGAAGAAGGGCGCAAAACTAATAATAATGACCAACCAGTTTGACGGATGTGCTAAAGATTGGATTGATATGAGACTAGAGGGGAGTTTCGATCCAAAGAAGTATTACGATGTGGCTGAAGTAATTTACGGGAATCAATACGGACATTCTGAAGGTGAGGTTCACCGTTGCCCGTTCACACAACAATTTTTAAATTACATTCTTAACGGAGCCGGTTTTTACAAGGGTGAAATGTATACCATTCCAAAGGGTGTAAAACTACCGAAAGTGGGTACAGTTAATCCACCCCATAAAAATTCAGTAGCCAGAAACGACCTTTTATACGCAATTATAGAAAAATGAAATATACAAGTTTTGAAAGTAAAATAATAGAAAATACTGGGGTTTGGAAACAGAATGTCATTGTCGGAACGCCCGTCACGGGTCTTGTGAGGATTGAGTGGGTTTTGGCAAGATATGGTCAGCTCATTCCTACCAACTGGAGTATGGCGGATGTGATGCAGTGGATCCCTACGGTTGCCCCACTTCGTTATATTGTATCCGATGCACAGAATATGATAGTCAGGTCTGCTATCGAGAAAGATGCTGAATGGTTGTTTTTGGTTGAGCAGGACAATGTTCTTCCACCCAATACTTTTTGGAGACTTAATGAATATATGAGAAAGAAGACCGTACCTGTTGTATCGGGACTTTACTTTACAAAGAGTAACCCCCCCGAACCGCTACTTTACAGAGGTATTGGAAACTCATATTTTGACAAGTGGAAGATGGGGGAAAAGGTTTGGGCGGATGGTGTTCCTACGGGCTGTCTTTTGGTACACATGAGCATTATTAGAGCTATGTGGAACGACAGTCCTGAATACCGTATCGGCGATCAGGTCACAAGAAGGGTGTTTGCCGAACCTTCAAAGGTTTATTACGATCCGATGAAGGGAACAATGATAACCTCAACGGGAACGTCAGACCTTGCTTGGTGCCAAAGAGTTATAACTGAAAAGTATTTTGAAAAGGCGGGGTGGAATAAGTATCAAAAGATGAAATACCCATTTTTAGTTGATACAAATATCTTTACAAAACACATTGACCAGAACGGGACACAATATCCTTTAAATATTCCAAGTGAATTTATACCTGAAAAAAATGAGCATAAGCAAGGCAAAAAGACTAATTAAGCAGGGTGCGGTTGAAGTCAATGGGGTTGTAATAAAAGATTTAAAATATAACCCTAAAATCGGAGATAAAATAAAGGTTGGAAAAAGGGTATTTTTGACAGTTGTTGAAAGGGGTAGTAAAACTAATTATTGAACTATGTTAGAAATAAACGTAAATGACACTATTTTTACCGCAGATGGATTTTCAAAAGCGGTAAAGATTATTAGGAAAGCTATATTAAAGTGGTTCAGGTCTAATGAAGACAAACCGCTTATTATTACTTTGAAGAAAATTGAGGACAGAGGTCCGCCTGCATTGGGGATCAATGTCAATGACGGCATTGGTGCAAGTGGCGGTCTAGCATAAAGACCGTCACTTTTTTTTGGCTTATGGATATAAACCTATATGACAGCGTAGCGGTTTCGGAGTTTAATAACGATTGGCTTATCGGTGGAAGGGGTATGGCGGGTATGCCATTTAGAGGAATTGATATTATGGGTATGACCAAAGATACCCTTGATACTAATATTTCAGCCACACAGTCGGATAATGCCATTGAGTCCATTGTAAGTAACTTCAACATAACCCATATAGGCGTATCTGTCCCTATGAATACCGATGCCGAGGCGGTTGCAGATAGAGGTTATGCTTTTGATAGTGAACCAGCTACTTACACAGCACAGTTTTGCGACAAAATCCACACCGAAGGTAAGGGTGTTTTGTGGAGGGGAACTGATTGTACTTTTGAAGCGGGTGGTCTTTATTATATGACCCCTGTTTATGACAGGAGAAACGGCAACAGATATACATATTTTGCAGACACGATAGAGGATACTTTTTCTTCTAATACTATTGCAAACTTCTATACGGCACACCAGACGGGTAATGATTGGTCTATTTCAAGTGGGGTACTCCACGGACCCTCATCTGACGGTTGGAGAAGAACTGTTTTATTTTTACAGGACTTTGAAGCCTATAGGGAATACGGACAAATATATCTTAACAATATGACAATGGTTGCTAAGGTTAAAAAGGTCGGCAATCAGCAAATTATATGCCGTGCCTCAACAGACGCAAATTATCCAGGTTACGGACTTCAGATGAGAACGGGAGAGTTGAGAATTGAAAGACCCGGACTTGAGTCGCTTGGCAGTGTTTCAAAAACCTATACTGAAGGAAATTGGTACTGGCTAAAGCTACAATGCAACGGTTCAGCAATCAAAGGCAAATCTTGGGCTGATGGATCGGCAGAACCCGGAACTTGGGATATAGAAATAACTAATACAACTTATACCTACGGATATTGCGGTTTTTCAGGAGAGAGCGACTATGGGGAATTTGATGATATGAGAATCACCCCCATACAAGATACAGACACTTGGATATACAAATGTTTAAACTGGTTGGAAACAAACATCACCCTTTTTGCGAATGGGGATATTATTGCACCCTATCCCGAAGCGGATGCGCACCAGTCATTAGGAACCCAAGGGGGTTATAACAGTTTCTTTGTTGAACTCGCTTACTGTATTGAAAGAATGTTCGCAAATCACGGGATATTTGTTTATTCGGGTATGAGTTCGCAGAACTTCACAGGTGTAATTCAGGGGGGAAGGGGTGGAGAGATGTTTGAATATCCCCACATAATACCTACCGACCATTATGGATCGTCTCTTGGACTTAATGAAAGATTTTCAAGCGGAGATTATGCAAGCCAAACAAATGTAGCCGGAACAGATACCTATACCGTTCCACTAACGTTAAGTGAAACAGCATCCAACAAATGTTCATTTATACCTGAAAAGATAGCATTAAACGACTCCATAGATGTCTTTATTGTGAATAAGGGAACAGGCGACTGGACAATGACGATCCACAATGAATATAACCAGCCCGTACAGCTCCCCGATCACACTGATTATTCGATCAAAACAAATAGTTATCAGGTTAATAAGGCTAATGGTGCATTAGTAAATAACGCTTGGAATACTTTTACCTGTTATTGGGACAACCCCGATTGTGACAGAACTTATCATTTTCATCTGACATCAACCGTAGCGGATGGGACAGTCAGGGTTTTGTCGGATTATTCTGGAAACTTAGAATATTCTGGACACGAACAGTTTAAAACCAACGCATCACCAGAGGCTATGGAAATAGATATTCGTGAAGTTTCCGACAAGCACAGCGAACCAGTCTTTTTACAGGAATGGGGAGATTATTGGTCTTTGGATTCGGGAAGATCTACACCAATAAGGACGGAAACGGAGCATACAGAATATCTAAAGACTATGTATGACGCTTTTACACGCCTTGCAAATGACGGTATCTTAATTGGTTTTAACTATTGGAGAGCTACGGGCGGGCTTGAGCAAATAATGTATGATGCCGATGCTAGTGATGGTTATGATTACCAACCCAACTATGCGGGTACGGTACTTCAAACTTATTTAGATACAACTGAGTGGTATGACAATGTTGGTGTTTCGGAAAGTGTCACGGTTGTAACGAGTTCATCTACCATAAAACTTATTAATATCCACAATGATATAGAAATAGCGGATGTAGTAACAACAATTCCACCCAATACTCTTTATGTTTCAAGCGGTGACATATTAGATCAAAGCCAACCTCTCGCAAATACTTATGCAGGATTTGGTGAATGGGCTGGAGTCAGATACAGAGGGATGGGTTTTAAAACAACGGGATCAATATTAACGGCAATATCCTTCAGTATGTATTCGACAGGAACGCAGGGAATGAAGGTTTATATCGATACGGCAGATATAGAGTTCGCTCCCGAACACACTGTCGGAAGCGAACTTTATTCTTGGACGATTCCTAACTCACAACTTTCTACCGCTCTAACAAAGTACTCACTACCCACACCACTTGCGATCACACCTACCACACAATATTGTTTCTACCTTGCACCTTGGAACACAACTACAAATGTCTATGCTGATGATTACCGTGATCCCGGTTGGCAAAATGCAAATGTCTACGCAAACGGAAAGCCGATCGGTTACAGTTCGGATGTTTGGTGGGTCTCCGATTCGGGAAATTTGGATATGAGATTTGAAATTTACACCGCAGGTGGAACATCTGATAGCAGTAATGTTTCAGAAAGTGTAACGATAGAAGAGTCGTCATCATCAACATTTGAACCTTTATCAATATCGGTAACGGCGAAAGGAGTTGTAATAGTAGGTTAATATGACACAATACGCAAGACCAGATTCAGACATATCAGCAACATCGTGGACAGGTGCATACAGCACAATAGACGAGGTTAGTTATAGTGATGCAGACTATCTTCAGGGTGCAGAAAATGCAAACGGAACAGCTGAAAAGGGTTTATCTGATGTAACCGATCCAGTGTCAAGTTCAGACCATATTGTTAGATTCAGGGCGTGGCAAGAAAACGATACACACCAACGCACTCTTTCGGTAATTCTTGTTCAGGGTTCAACAACTATTTCAACTTATGTCGCTTTTAATTTGGTTAAGGGAACAGCTACTTCTTATTCGTGGACACTTTCACCAGCCGAAGCAGATGCAATTTCCAATTATACCGACCTTAGGATTAGGTTTACTTCAGGAGGAACAGTATCTATTCCAACATCATCTCAATCTGATGTGTTTGTTTCGTGGGCTGAATTAGAGGTACCAGATGCAAGTAGTAAATCAATAGATGTATTTGATTCAGTAAATGTTTCCGAAAATATTACCATTCAACAAAGTTGTTATAACATAAATGTTTATGATTCAGTTACCGTAGCTGAAGATATTGCGACAAGTTTGTCTGGAGCGATCGCACCTCTTTCCATTCCAAGTTCTTTTTCGGTTGACAGTTACGCATCAACAAATGGTGAGGTGTACGCACAACTAAATGGAACTAATTTAGCGATTGGGCAGTCATTTACTGGAGTTGCCGGAGACATCTATCAGGCGGTATTTTATTTAAAGAAAAACACATCACCAACGGGAAATGCCTATGCTAAGTTATATTCCCACTCAGGCACATACGGGACAAGTTCTGCCGGAGATGCCCTGTTAGCCACATCCGACCCTGTTGATGTTGGGACGATCAGCGCTGATGGTGAAGCTGTAACTTTTACATTTACGGGATCGAACCAATACCTGATGGACAGCAGTTATTATTGTATTGTTGTCGAATATACGAACGGCGACCCCACAAATAACATTCAGATTTTTAATGACGAATCTTCCCCATCACATTCAGGAAACCTTGTCTACTACACAACGGGATGGAATTACACAGCTGACGATACTGTTTTCTATGTTTATGCTGTAACGATCCCCAAAAGCGGTGTTACTGTTTCCGAAGATATAACAATAGAAGAAATTACTCCCGTTGTTGACTTAGAAATTCCTGATGTTTTCGATTCAGTAAATGTATCAGAGGATTTGACGATATTACGGGTAGAACACAATATATCGGTTTACAGCTCCGCAAATGTCTCAGAAAATATCACTTCCAAAGTACCATTAGAGTTTATAGATGTTTTTGATTCCATTGGGGTGAGTGAAAGTGTGGAAGCACAAGTATTATTGGGTGAGTTCACAGTAGTTGGGATACAAGATAACTTTGACGATAACGACAGAAATACAGGACTTTGGAATTTAGCAACGGGTGATGCGGATGTAACAGTTTCAGAAGCAAACGGACAACTAGAAATTACACTTGCCAACGCTACGGTGGGGGCTAATTATGATGGTTATTCGTCAGCTAGTGCTTTTGATTTTAATGATAAATGTGCTTATGTAGAAGTGGTAGAAGCTCCATCAAATTCAACGGGGGCTCAGGCACTTTTATCTTTGGAAGCCACCAATGGAGATGTTATTAGGATCAACAAAGAAGGTACGGGGCTTTTCTTTCAGTATTATCCTAATGGGGAGGGTGCTACAACAGTTGATTCAGTTGCTTACGATAATACTACTCATAGATGGTGGAGAATACGGGAAGATAGCGGAACACTTTACTACGACACTTCAACAGATGGGGTGGGTTGGACAAATAGAGCTTCTGTAGGTACACCGGTAGCCATTACAGCAATGGCGGTTGTTTTAAAAGGTGGCACTTATCAGTCGGAAACAAGCCCAGGCAACGTAATTTTTGACAATATTAATACCGATGGGTCGGGTACAACTGCAATTGTTGGTGATGCGGTGAACATTTCAGAAGATGTTACAGTTTTACGAACAAGCCACAATGTAGATGTTTATGATAGCTTAACAGCAACGGAGGTTATCACCACGGGTACTACACCGAAAGAGGTCAATGTTTATGACAGTATCACCACAACAGAAGATATAACTACGGGCGGTGAAACAGCATATTGGGATGTAAGTGTCTATGATTCAGTAACTACAACGGAAAATATAACTGTTTTACAGACCAACCTTGTACTTAGTGTATTTGATGGGATTACAGTAACGGAAGATACAACGGGGGGTACAACGCTTGGTATTGAACTGGACGGAACCGTTGTTACATCAGAGACTACAGCAACCAATGGAATAACGGTTGCGGATCACGAAAATAGGCTTCTCCTTGTTTCTTTTGCAACTTATCAGGGTGGCGGACCAAGCGGTATAACTTACAATTCCACACCACTAACAAAGATAGTTGAACAGATCGGACAATTTAACGAACACGCTTCTATTTGGGGTTTGATCGCACCCGAAGTCGGTACATACAATGTTGTCCTTTCGGGGGTAAGTGCTTATTATGCGGTAGGGATTTATAGTTTATACAATACAGATATTTATTTACCGAATAATACTTCAAAAGTAAGTACAACCGGAACCACCACATCCCTTGCCATCACCACACAATCGGATAATTCTTGGGTAATTACCTGTATTGAACCAGAGGCGCTTCCAACAATGACCACCGAAGGAGCTACTGAGGATTGGATTCAGGGAGCCGAGACTTATCAAAATGCTGAAGGTCATCATATTTTAAAAGGGACTGCCGGAAGCCAAACAATGACCTCATCTTTGGCTTACGATTGCAGATATAACCAAGTCAATGTTGAGGTTAAAGAGTCGGGGCAAACCACTTTTTATATTAATGTATATGATTCGGTAACCGTATCGGAAGATATAACCGCAGAGGCGGTATCTGAAGTCACTTCGTTAAGTATTTCAGCTGTATATGACTCAATAAATGTAAGCGAAAGTATTACTGCAGGCAGTAACCTCCTTGAAGTAAGCGTCTTTGATATCCAAACTGCCACAGAAAATATAATAGTTATTGAAAAGAACTTACTTGCCTCAGTTTTTGATAGTCTTACAGCAACGGAGAGTATTACAGCTTTACAGGCAAACTATGTTCTCAGTGTATTTGATAGCGTCACCATAAGTGAAGATGTAACAGTAACGCAAGTCGGGGTGGAGTTACCGAAGGAGATCGACACCTATGAGTCAATAACGGTATCTGAAGAAAACTACAAGGCTTTAGTGTTTGACGGAGTAGATGATTATGTCGAAGTCACAGACAATGACGCTTACAGTGTTTCTACAACGGGTGCGCTTACAGTTTCTTTCTGGATGAGACCAGATGTTCTTAACTATACCTTAAATACAGGTTCAGATCAGTATGTCAATCTTCTTGGTAAGTCTCAAACAGGAAGTCCGAACACTGAAGAATGGGAATTTAGAATAGCAAATTACACAGGTACCTATCCAAGCAGGATTTCTCTTTATGTTTTTAATTCAGAGGGTGGCTTAGGAATGGGATCGTATATTTCATCTGCAGTGACCGCAGGCGAATGGATCCATGTGGTTGGTACGATGGATATGTATGAATCTTATATATATCGGGATGGTGCTTATGCCTATCACTTCCATCATCAGACAACGGGAACAAAAGCAACCGCAATCTGTACGATAAGTGGGGGGGCTGTAAATACCATAACACTAACGAATGCAGGAACAAGTTATGTAAATACACCAAAAGTTAATTTATACGGTGGTGGAGGAAGCGGAGCATCAGCTACTTGTACCATCTCAGGTGGAATTGTTACTTCACTGACACTTACTGCTGGCGGGTCGGGATATACTTCTGCACCCACTGTGGTTATCGGAATTAATTCGGAAAACACATCTGCTAATTTGAGATTTGGACATTGTGAGGATGAATCCGATCCTGGTTATTTTGAAGGTGCAATACGGGATGTGCGGATTTGGAACAGGGTATTAACATCTTCTGAGGTTGGGGATGTTTATACAGGAAGCCCGTCCGATACGGGATTGGTTGGACGCTGGAAGATTGACGATTTGAGTGAAACTACGGTCAAAGATACCGCAGGGACAAGTGATGGAAGCTTCAGCAGTTCACCCGTATGGATCGGGCAGGATGTTTTGATAACCGAATTGAAAGTAAGTGTTTATGATAGTGTGGGTATTAGTGATGACCAGAGCAGTCTATATGATGGAATATCTGTAAGTGAGGATAGTGATTCTGATATTCCTTCAGGTGAATATGTCGATTCAATAGTTGTTTCCGAACACATATCTATCAGAGTACCCGCAACATTCGTAAGTGTTTATGACGGGATAGCCGTTTCAGAAAGCGTAACATTGTTGAAAGTTCTTGGTGAAGCATCCTATGATATTAATCTATATGATTCGGTTGGGATTTCAGAGGACACAACGGTAAATACCAATTTTTTAAGTATAAGTATAACCGATTCTTTAGCTGTCGCTGATTATGTAAGGGGACACAATTTGGGCGGATGGGAATATATGGGGGATTGGACAACCCCTTGGAGTGACACATCCGATTCAAGTTCAACTTGGACAAATACGAGTGACGCAAGCACGATTTGGACATTAATTGACAGCGAACCAGATAACTGATATTCTTTTATTGATACTCATTATGTTTGGGGTCGCTGACGAAGCGATCCTTTTTTTATGAATAGAGGAGCCTTAATTACAGATTTAAAAAATATGATAGGACCCGGAGTTGAGATCGGGGATTCGGGTCTATCAACTTGGCTAAACGATGCCTATATGCAGATGTGTGACGAGATAATTAAGGTCAATCCCGACTACTTTGTTAAGTCTTCTACAACGGCTACGGTTGCAGATCAGCAAGAGTATGATTTGCCTTCAGATTTTGAGAAACTTGTTAAGGTTGAAATTTCAATAGGCGGTACTTGGAAAAGAATTCGTCCTATGGGAGACGCTGATATAAGGTATATTACAAACACAGATATATCTTCACAGGGATTTTCAACGGCAGACCCCGGATATTATATTATCGGGGACAATATCGGAATTATGCCTATACCGGATACAACGACAGCTTCAGCTTTAAAGATTTGGTACACCTATACACCTACTGAGTTGACGACTGACGCAACAGAACCATCTATCCCTGCAAGGTATCATCATCTTCTTAAATATGGTGCTTATGCTAATTATTTAGATCAGGATGAAGAACACGTTGCTGCTGAAAGAATGAGAATGAGGTTCGATGCTTTGGTTGCAAGAATGGTAGAAAATCTACAGGATAAACAAACAGATGAAGTTAAAAGTGTAACCATTACACAAAATCCCGATATGTATACCGATGATTCATATATTTAAATGCGAACAAAAGCAATTTACTATAATGACTATTCTGGAGGACTTAACGATACGACTCACCAGAGAGAGATAAAAAGGAACGAGGCTTCCTTACTCCGAAATTGGGACATAACCTACAAAGGACAACTTAAAAGACGGGATGGATTAACAAGTAAGGGTTCTTTTTCAGGGAAAACAATATATGGACTTCACTCCTTTATGCGGACAACTGGTGCTGAAGATTTACTTGCTATGGCGGATGATTATTTATATTACAATTCTTCAGGCACAACTTGGACAGCTCTTGATACGGGTTTTTCATCGGGGATTGATTTTTCTTTTGCCACAGTATCGTATAACGACAGGGTTTATATGTGCAACGAAGATAACCAACTCCACTACTGGGATAGAGTTTCCACAACACAAAACGCCTGTCTAACAGACTTGGGGGCAGCGGTTCCTCACGGTAACGTTACATTATGGCATAAAAACCACTTATTCCACGCAAATAATGTCACATATTCCGGAGCAACTTATGAAAACGAGTTGTATTGGTCGGCATTTGGCGATCCGAGTACTTACGATACAACAACCGATAAAATATCACTTCCCGGTGGAGGGAGATTAATTACAATAGCGGATTGGGGAGATGCACTGGTTATTTTTAAAGAACATTCAATTATGTTTCTTACTGGTTGGGGTGATGCTGATTGGTCGGTCACAGCTTCGGCAAGCGGACTGACAAATATAGATGAAGCTGTCGGGACAATTTCACCCAAAGGGGTAACAAGAGTGGGAAATGAAATTTGGTTTATAGATGATGAAGCACAAATCAGAAGGTTATACAAAACACAATTAGATACCTTCAGAAGGGATATCGTGTCTACTAAAATTCAAACAACCATTTCAGGAATTAATAAGGCATATCTTCATTTGGCAACAGCTTGGACATTTAACGACAAGGTATTCTTTTCAGTTCCGAACGGTTCTGACACCAGAAATTCACTTGTACTGGTATATGATCTTATAGCTTCCAAAAGGACGGGTGAAGAGGCTTGGACAACCTATACGGGATGGAACATTGACTTCGCAACCACATATCCGACATCAACGACACCCGATCTTTATTTGGCAAGTAAATATACCACTTATGTTTACAGGTTTTATGGGGACGATGACAACGGGACTGCAATAGACGCAAGATGGGACGGGAAGGAAGATGACTTTGGCAACCCCGACACTTATAAAAGGTTCAAGTGGGGAAGAATTACCGGATCGGCAGATTCGGCAGATGTCGATGTAACGTTCCACTCATCGGTTGATGATGCGGATTTTGCAAACCTAGGAAATTTAAATTTACAAACATCCGGTGGTACTTTGGGACCAACGGGAACTTTTGAACTTGGACCAACGGGGACAACGGCTATTTTATCAAGTGCAGGAAGCGGTGATTTAGACTTTTATTATTCATCCGGTGGTGGTTCTGTAACTGGAAGAACTTTAATGCACTCAGTCCGGCACGCAGTAGCCAGCGAACAACCTTCCGTCAACGGTTACACTAGCCATATTGGGGAGAGAAATATTTGACAGTTTTTAATATGAACTATAAACTTAAATTGATTCAGAGTAACGGGTCGCCTTAGTGGCGACTATTTTTATTTATGGGGACAATTTCAAAAACTAAAACTTGGGCAGATGCGGAAAATGTCAACTACACGGACATAAATGCCAATTTTGATACTTTATATACTGAAGTGAATGGCAACCTTGACAATGCCAATTTGGATTCTTCGGCAGCAATAGACCCTTCTAAAGTGTCAGGCACAGCAGTTACTTTATCCGGTGCCCAGACAATTACAGGGGTTAAAACCTTTTCGGCGGCAACAAAACCTTACTACAAATCAGGTACGGACGGTGCAACAATTACTTTTGATCTGGATGTGGCAAGTGTTCATACAGTAACTTTGGGTGGAAATAGGACTTTAGCGGTTGAAAATGAAGATGCCGGACAGTGTTTTATTATCAGGTTAGTACAAGACGGTACGGGTTCAAGAACAGTTACTTGGTTTTCAACTATTAACTGGCAGGACGACACTGAACCGACACTTACTACTACAGCTAGCAAGTGGGATGTATTCGGATTTATTTGTTCTGCCGCAGATACTTATGACGGATTTATTATTGGTCAAAATTTAGGATAATGAAATGTCAGAACTTAATTCCTCTTCACTTTTATCAGATGTAAACCTGAAGGCTTATTACAGGTTCAATTCAGGTGTCCTAACAACGGATTCTTCAGGAAATTCAAGAACACTTACAAACAACAATACAGTTGGTGAAACCGCAAGTGGTAAATACGGATATTGTGCCGATTTTGGAAACCCGAACACAACCAAATACTTTTCAAGAGCTGAAGATTTTTGGGGTGGAGGAGCCGCCAGTTTTTCAGCATGGATAAAGATGCCAGACCCAACAGGAACGCACGAGTTTTTTTTATTAAATGACGCAACACAAAAAAAACAGTTGTATTGTCATTATGACGGAACCAATTTATTTCTTACACAATACAGAGTCGGGGTTGGCTACAACGCTGCCCAAGTGGCTTGTACTATTACAGCGAACAAATGGCACCACATAGCTTGCACCTTTGCAGGTGATGGCGGTGCGATGCTGACATACCTAGACGGAACTCAAGTGGGAACGGGTACGGCAACTGCGGGTAATGGAACTATTGACCAAACCGACCAGTATTATATTGGTAATGGACCCGCAGGAAGTGAAATGGAGGGGTATATGGATGATGTAGCTTTTTTCAATGATGTCTTAACCGCAACAGAGGTAAAAGTATTATCAAGAAATTACAGTCCAGCTTTACTTATGAATTTTATTTAATATGGGACTTACGAGAGATCAATCAATACAACTTTACGGAACAGAAGCTTATACGGGATGGGGTGAAACCGAAGCCAAGTATGACGCACAGGCAAAAGGTTTAAGTGGTGGTAATTCAAATCCTTTCACTAACACTTATAACAACATAATGCCGGAAATAAATAAGTATGTTGATGAACTAATTGCTTTCGCAAAAGATGACTACGATTGGGCGGCAAAGTGGATCGAACAACAATTTACAGAGGCGATGGGAACAGATGACCAAGCAAGAAAAGAATTTCTACTCAAGGTTGCAAATGGATTGGAAGCAAAGATAGGTACGATAGCGTTTGATTACGAAACAAATAAATACCGACTTAACGAAGATACTAATAGAGCTATTAAACGCCTTGATGAAGATGAAAAAGTAGCCAATCAGGAAATGGGGGTACAAACAAATCTTGAAAGACGACAGCAAAATTCCAACTTAAACCAAAGAGGCATAATTCAAGGTACAAGGGAAGAAGCCACCGGATTAGCAAGTGAAGATATAGACACGCTTGAAAAGGATATTACTAATCGTTTTGACGCACTTGATAGATATTTCGGTAGAGGAAGGGAAGATGTAAACACTAATTTTACAAGGGGGCTTGAAGACATAACAACGGGGGCAAGAAGGTCGGCATTTGGTGCACAAACACAACACGATTATGGACTTGAACAAGCCCAGAGAGAAAAAGAAAGAAGGGACTTGGAAGCTGAAGCAGAAAGAAAGAAAAATAAGGATTATTTAGCGTCA